GATGGAACTATTTATAGAGCTTCAGGTTTTAATCTTACTCAAATAAATAAAAATTCAACAATCTATAAATTAAATAATGGAAGCATTGTTGCTAAAAGAGGAGATAGTAAATACAATTTTGAAGGATCAAAAGCATTAAAAGGATTTCAAAATAGATATATTTATTTAATAGATAAAAATTGTAAAATTACAGTTCCTATTTTACCATTTAGCAAAATAGATGAAATGGGGGCAGGAATGTACAAAGGAAAAAAAATAAGCCTCACTGAACGCAAGGCTTTGAGCGATGTGGTCGATTCGAACGCCACCCCTAATCTGGAGGATTAGTATGCAACCATTACACTAACATCGCATTTGAATACAAATATAAATAAAAAATAATGAACGACAAAACCGACAATAAAAAAAGAGATTTACTTGAAGCATTAGAAAAGTCGCTTGGAATAGTTACAACGGCTTGTAAGCAAGTTGGAATCCATCGTGATACTTATTATGAATGGTTAAAGAAGGATAAAGAATTTAAACGTAAAGTTAGGGAGTTAGAAAACGTTGCAATTGACTTTGTTGAATCACAACTTCATAAACAAATCGCAAAAGGAAATCCATTGTCAACTATATTCTTTTTAAAATGTAAAGCAAAGAAAAGAGGTTACATTGAGCAAAACGATGTTAAGATAATGGGTAATATGAAATTTACAGCGGACTTTGGCAAAAGCGATACTATACACACCACACAAGAATCAGGAGAAAATACATCAGGCGATCAATAACGGTCATCAAAAGTATTACATCCTAAACATCGGGCGGCAGTTCGGAAAAACTTTATTAGCAGCAAACCAATTACTTTATTGGGCATTGAATAATAAGGGAGCAAAATGCGCTTGGGTATCTCCGGTCTACAAACAATCTAAAAAAGTATTTCAAGAAGTTTACAAAGCTTTTGCTAAACGGCAGGAGATTTACAAAACTGTAAACCAATCCGATTTACTACTTGAATATGTAACCGGGTCAACCATTCAATTCTTTTCAGCAGAACGATACGATAACATTCGTGGTTTTACATTTGATTATTTGGTTTGCGATGAGTTCGCCTTTATGGATGAGAAAGCTTGGACTGAAGTATTAAGAGCAACCGTATTAGTTAAAGGTAAAAAGGTTTTACTTATCTCAACACCAAAGGGCAAGAATCATTTTTATCAACTGCATCAATTAGATGGCTATAATCTGCAATACAAAGCGTTTACAATGACTTCGTATGATAACCCATTGATTGTACCATCCGAGATTGATGATGCAAAGGCAACGCTTCCTGACCATGTTTTTAGGCAGGAGTACATGGCGGAGTTTATTGATGGTGGTGTTTCTTTATTTAATAATTTAACTATAAACAATTCACCTGAACCAACCACAAGATATTTTGCCGGGATAGATGTTGGTCGAGCGGATGACTATACCGTTTTAACTATTTTAAATGAGCATGGTCACATGATACTTTGTGAACGCTGGAGGCAAACCGAATGGAATAATATAGTTAAATCAATATCAACCATTCTTCAGGATTACAGGCCTGAAACTTTAATCGAGGTTAACTCAATAGGAGATGCCGTTTATGAAATGCTTTCAAATGTTAATCCAACCATTTATATTGATCCATTTGTTACAACTTCAAAAAGCAAACAGGATATAATCGAAAACCTAATGGTTGCCAATCAGGAAAAAACTTTATCAATACTTGGTCACGATTGGTTGATTAAAGAACTCGAAGTGTTTACATATCAATATAATCCAAAGTCAAGGACACTAAAGTATTCAGCACCTTCCGGATTTCATGATGATGGTGTTATGAGTTTAGCAATTGCATATCAAGCACTTAAACAATATAAAACTAATCTACGAGCTCCAGTTTTACGATAACAACAAAAACAAACATAATAGCACTTTAGAATGTATGGGAAAACTTCCAAAGGATTACAGCGAGGTCACAATCTCACAACTAATTGAGATAAAAGCAATTGATGAAGATAAGTCAATCGATAACGAACCTGCACCTGAATTAACGAGGGCAATACTTAAATTATCGGTGTTCAATGGTATTCCATTTGAAACATTGGAGCAGATGCCATTGGCTGAAATAAAAGAGGACATCAAGAAGTTGGCATTTCTCGACACACTGCCTTCGGACAAAAAGGTTGAGTTTTTTAAATGCGGAGGTTATTGGTGGAAAGTTAACTATGACATTACGAAAATATCCGCAGGTAATTACATTGATTTGGATATGTGGGTAAAAAAACCTGATGAGATTTTAAATAATTCACATAAAATACTTTCAATCTTTTGTCAGCCGTTTAGGTGGTTGCGTAAATATAAAAAGTTAACTGACGAGCAGAAGTTTGAAATACTTAAAAATGTCCCGGTATCAGTAGCTTATCCTTTAGCGGTTTTTTTTTGCAATCTCTTCAGCAACTTAATAGAAAGTTTGCCGGACTATTTACAACAACAGTCGCAGCAACTGATGAAGGAAGCTCAAGAGTTAGTCCTGTCGAATTCCCAAAAGAATTAATGTGGTTTCAAGTATTGGACAACCTTTCAAACAACGACAGAACAAAATGGGATTACTTTTTAAATATGAATGTGATAGCGTTTTTAAACACGCTTCAATACTATCGGATAAAAGAAAAACATTTAGACCATCAAAGAAGGTTAATGCGATATGGCAGTAGATAAAGATTTGATTGATTCGTTGATTGATGGATTTGGGGTTGAAAGATCTCAGGTTGAACTATCAACTGATTTAATTGATGTTGTATTGCAGAAGTACATTAAGAAATGGCAGGATAACTTAAGTAAACAAAATCACATTGCAACTGGTAACTTATTTCAATCATTAGGTTCAGACAAAGGCGCGTATGGATTTAAAGTTGAGAAAACAGGTCAAGGAATTACTCGAATAGTTTTGATGTTGCCTGATTATTATTCATACACCGATATAGGTAGAGAACCAACAAGTAAAAATGGATCAGGAGAAGTAAGAAAAAAGATGCAAGGTCTTAAAGGTTGGATTTCACAAAAAGGATTAATTGGTGGAAGCGGAAAGACAATTACAGGTACATATAAGTTAAAAGATGGAACTATTAAGACCTACACTCGTAAACTTACCGCAGCGCAATGGAATAAACAATTGTCATTTCTAATTGCTCGTAAGATTCATCAAAAAGGTTTTAAGGGAACAAATTGGTTTTCATCAGAGATTACAGGATTCACAGCAGAAATAAAAACAGCGATATTTGAATTGACCGGGCAGGTTGCACAAGTAGCGTTTCAAAAAATAGTTTAATATGGCGATAACAGTTAACGAAACACCAGAGAATAGATTCAATCCAATTACGATACCGACTGAGTTTTCAGTTAGTTCAACAAATGTAAACCAATCTAACTTTAAATACGTTTGCGATGTTTATGTTGATGGTGAACCTACTTACTACCGAATGAAGCAGTCACCTCATCCAACAAATGGATATTGCGTGTTTGATGTAAGCGGTATACTTAAATCATTTGTGTCATCTAATCCTCCAAGTGATGGAACAAGAATTGAATTTTATCACGCTTCAAATAGTTACAAAAACTATACTTTAAAGTTTGGTGAAGAATATGGAGCATCATCCGCTGTTGTTGTTTATCCAAACCTTACAAGTTTAACTACTAACTTTTATGGTGTTATTAATGCAACTCTTGACTTTGATGAATGGGCAGGTGATTTTAGAACAATGGATGATTACACGATTTTAAATTCAACAAAAAAGTTTTTAACTAATGCTCCTACAAGTCAAAAAGTTTATACTGATACAAGAGCTTACTTATACTTTTTAAATAATACAGCAGCATCCAATGCAGCAAGTTATGTGGTTTATACCGGATATGATTCTAATAATGTCGCAACTGTTAGTGTTCAATTTGATACAGCATACAATGAAAATCAACGCATTCAGTTTGTAGGTGTAGGATATAAAAATGTTGAACTAATCACAAATAGTTTACCCGGATATTCTGCATCGTTGGGAACTGTTCCATTTTTCACATCTCAAAGCGTAGTTAAATATACTGTTCAATTATTTGATTCAAGTAATCAGGCATTGACTGAAATTAGAACATTCACCCCATCAACAGAATGCAATGTTGGTGACACTTATCAATTGATATTTCAAAATAAAATGGGTGGATATGATACCTTCAGTTTTACTGCACCATCGGATAAGAGTTATCAAATCACCACTCGTGATATGTTCAAGAAGAAATTCGGTCAATGGATTTCAAATAAGTATGAATACAAACCATATCAGCGAGGTACTACTCAATACAACAC